TATGTGAAGAATATGTCTATTGCTGCAATGAGGAATTGGGATTTCCTTATTCGCAACTGTACTATTACATCTGGATCCAACATTGTTGATGTAGGAAGCACTGCAGGATTGCTCATTGGAATGAGTGTTAAAGAGTATTCTGCTGCATCATTTAATGCAGATGGTCAACTTATCGGAACTCCATCACAAATTACAACTGCTATTCCTGCAAATACTTACATTAGAAGAGTTCTTGATGCAAGTAGAATTGAACTTGGTGTTCTTGGTAGTAAGTTAACCACAGGATCAACTGTAAATGCTAGTGCATCCCGTCCAGGTAGTGCGTCTCTGTACTTTGAAATTACTGATGGATCATTCTCCACTACATTAGATCCGCAGAAAGATACTACTGTATCTACAGTAAATGCTGGATATCCAGAATGTGCTGCTATTGCAACTACAATCACTGGTTATTTCAATAATATTTCTGTTATTCTTAATCAAGGATTAACTCCTCTTGGTGGTAGAGAAGCTGATGCTCATAATTTAATTCTAGCAAATAAAGCATTAATCGCTGAAGTTGCTGTTGCTAGAATGTTAGCAAACTTCCCAGGTTTCTCTGTTCCAGGTGGTAATCAAGAATGTGTTGATGATATTATTGCTTCAATTGAAACAATCGCATTTAATGTTAAGTACGGCGGAAATAGCAGAGTTTATGATGCAGCTGCAATTTATGTAACTAATCCTAATTATCTTGATGGCGAAGAAACACAAGCAGTTTATGCTTATACTCAAGCAAGAGATATGATGATCCAAGCAATGCGTAATGAAGCAATTACGATTACTGGATCTACTAGAACTCAATTTACCGATTCTACTATTGTTGCTGATCCGCTCTCTCCTGCTTGTGCTGACATTGCTAATACGATCACTACATTAACGAGTATTATTACTCAAGGTATTGGAACTTCTTCTACTAACGGTAATTTAACTGGCATTACAAGAACTGCTCCAGTTATTACTTCAGTAACTAGAGTTGAACCTGTTTTAGACCTTGCTAATCTTGCAAAAAGAGCAACTATTTTTACAATTAATACTGGTAGTGGCACAACAAATCCACATAACTTTGAGACTGGTACACCTGTTAGATTGGTTCCTAGGGCAAAAGCAGGAAGAAATCCAGATAAAAGAGTTATCAGATTACCAATAGGATTTTCTACAAATGAGAAGTACTATGTAATTGCTCCTGGTAGAGGTACAAAACCAGAAGACTATGCATCTACAACTGCATTTAATGGTTCTGCTCAAACTAAGTTGATGCTAGCATCAACAAAAGAAAATGCAGCTGCGGGTATTTACATCTATTCACCAGAGACAGATAGCGTTGATCCAAATATTGAAATTGAAATTCAGCAGTATGTTCTTGATGATGTATATGATCTTCATAAGTATACTTGCAATATTGCTGGAGCAGGAGAGATTGAAACAGATGTCGCACACATCTTTGATCTTCCAAATGCTTCTGTAACTCCACAAAAAGTATTTTTCCGCTTAGCAACAGATATCATTGGTTCTGATTTACCAGAAATTGCTGGCTTTGGAACTATTAATACTAGAACATATTACTTTGCTCGTTATATTACTGCTAAGAAGTTTAGTATTCATAATAGTCATTTAGAGGCTATTGCTGGAACGAATGCAGTTTCATTTGTTCCTGCCAGTGGTCAAAACTTCTATGTCTTTGCAGACAAGAGAAGAAGTCCTATTAGATTTGATGCTAATTATAGTACAGCAACAAATACCAGTGGACTTTGGTATGTTCAGGTTAAAGACGAATCTACTGCAGGTCCAACATTTAGAGCAGATTCTATTTTAACAAGGTTCCACGATCCTATTGCTTATGGTCCTGGGTCTGGTAAAATTAGAACTCTTGATACATGGATTAATCGTGTAAGAGATGATAGAACCGAGGGTGATCGTGTCTATCGTCTAAGATATGTTATTCCATCATACTTAACTACTGTTAGGGATCCTCTCAATGGATTTGTTCTAAAAACAAGAACAGATGATAAGAGAAGATTAGTATCACAAAAGTTTATTTTGATTCCTATTGCTGGAGCTCCAGCAGTTGCTAGGTTTGATAACCCAGCACAACCAGGAGAAATTCTTGGATCCACACGAGCAGAATTTACTTCTGCGGGCATTAGTCCAACATATGATCCATATCTAAGAGCAAAAGTTGTAGAAAGCACAAGAACTCAAAGTAGAATTGCATTCTCTATTCAATCTGCAAGAAAAGTAACAGTAAGCGGCAATCAAAGATTAGAAATTGTAGCGTATGATCATACAATTACAGTTGATGCTCTGAAGAATGAAATTTTTACAATTGTAGAAATAAATGCACCTCAGGGAGGATCATTTGTAGTAAGTAATTCTACTGCATCTAGTGCAAACCGAGTTACTTGGACTGGAAATACTAACGGTTCTGGATTTATTCAAGGATACTTTAATGTAGGAACTAAGCATTACTTAGTATTGAAGAACACAACTGGATCTATTGCTTACAATAGACTAGTCAATACTAGATTTACGCAAGGTGCAGTATATGCAGATCTTCTTGCAAAACCAAATAGTATTGGAGATCCTGCAGGAAAAGATAAATCAAGCAGAAAAGATTATCTTTATAGAATAGAAGGTGCTAACGTTTATACTTTAGTTCCTGGGGATATTGTAACAGATGATCAATCTAATCAGTATCGTATTGAAAGTGTTGAAGATGTTGGAGAACTTCAAGATACTTTCTACATTTTTGATATTGATACAATTCAAGAAAGAATTTCAGGACAGCAAGATGGAGTTTACTATCTAACTTGCTTGCGTGGTAATATTTCGCCATATCCTCAAGGTGCTGGTGTAGGTGAAAACTTCCAAAACTTTAGGTTCTCGCAACCAATCTCGCAGTTGTATCCACAAAATTACAAGAATGATCCTGTTTGGTTCAAACAAATTAATCCAAACTACAATGATGTTCCTGCAACAAAATCTGCTGCAGATAACTATATTCATGGATTGGTGACTGTTAATGATGTGAAGTTCAGTGAAACCAAAGAGATGGTCGAAGATTTAGTTAGACAACCTGCTCTCTCTAGATTTACTTTTGTAAGTTCAGATACTCTTAGTAGCCCAACTTTAAATCCTGCTGGTGGATCTAATATTATTCAAGCACAAAATGGAAATGCTGCTTCTGGATCAGAAGATCGTCGTATTCCAATTTCTGGAGATTCTGCTTATCCACTAGAGCAAAAACTCTATGTAGAACTTCGTAGACCATCTATTGCTCGTTCTGGTAACCACACGTTTGAATATCTAGGTTTTGGTCCTGGTAACTACTCAACTGGTTTTCCATTGCGCCAAGAAGTTGTTCTTGAAGATGTTCAAGACTTCTATGCACAATCGAAGAGAGAAGATGGTGGCATCGTTTTCTACACTGGTCTAAACTCTAATGGTGATCTTTATATTGGTAATCGTAAAGTTAATGCTATCACTGGTGAAGAAACATTTCTTGAGAGAGCAATTCTAGAAGAAAGTGCAGATGATAGTACTGATGACCTTGGTGGACTTGTAACCACATTTGATACTCCAGTAACCTTTAATAGTAGAATTACTGTAGAAGGAGATTCGGTCTTTAACAATCCTGTATCAATTGTTATGGATGCTACCGAGGGTCCCGCTCTCACAATTCCTAGCGTAATTGATCCAACTTCTGGACTTGATCAATCAATTAGCACTGCAAATACTGGATCTATTATCATTCATAGAAATAGAGTTGCTGCGGCTGTTTATGCAATCAATCCTCGTCAGATACTTGGAGACAACGGTCAACCATATACGCTAAGAACACATTATACTACAACACTGGGTCCAACAAACGTTTCACCTGATCAAAGCGCAACATTTAATGCTTCTCAAAATGTAAATTATGGTTCATCTGAAACTCCAAGATCTGGTGATATACTATTCAAAGGTGATGAAGTTGGACTTTCTGGATCTATTGGTTGGATATATGCTAACTATTATACAGAAATTGTAGCAGCAAATCTCGCAACTTTAACTAGTGATGGAGTGTACATTACTGTTAATCTTGCCCCTGGTATTACAAATTCTGCTATTAATATAAGTGCAAATTCTATTATTAGAATATCTGGATTTACAGCAAACCCAAATCTAAATGGAAACTGGCAAGTTGTTTCTACTGGAACTCCTCTATTCTCACCATCTGGAACATCATTTAGATTCTTACCAACAGTTCCTCCAGCATCTGCTACTACTTATACTTGGTCAACTGTAACTGGGGCAAAACTAGAAGTTTCAAGAGAAAAGTGGAAAGAGGTTGGTGTTGTTGGTGCTGAAACTCTCCGAACAAATACCGAAATTTGGGGTGATTATAAACTTGGTATTAATACCCTTGCCAGGGCGACTGATAATGCATATCGCACAGCATTTATTGAGAGCGCAACTTCTCCTAGAGCAAATCTTGATGTAGTTGGAAACACATTTATTTCTGGTAAATCTACAGCAATCACAGTTTCTGGCGGTGCTCAATCTAAAGTTGTTTCTAATTTAGATAATGCTTTAATTGTAGGAGGAGATAGTGCAACTCCAAATAATGAAGCAGTCTTTAGAGTTTCTACAACTCCTGGTCCTTTAGGAAAAGGAAGAGTTGGAATTAATGCTTCTGTCGCTCAACTAACAACTGCTGCTACTGATGTTGTTGTTTTCGGAAGCACCAGTTTCAATGGAAACATGTTGCTTACTGGCACATTTACAACAAATATTGGTACTATTGACACTAATAGCACTACTTTAGATCTTGCAGCAACTCCAACAACAGTTAGATTTGCAGCTGCTGCGACTACTGTACAAATTGGAAATGCTATCGGAACAACTGGTAGTCAGACTATTGACGTTGGAAATTTTGCATTAACTTCAAACGTTAAAATTGGTGATGCTGCACAAACAAGCACTTTATTCATACACAGAAATTCTAGAAATGCACAAGTTGATATTGCTTCTGTAGATAATACAAATGCTGCATATGTTTGCAGCGTTATAATTGGTGGTGCTTTCTCTAATTCTTCTTCCGCAACATCAATCAAAACTAGAAATATTAATCTAGATGGAGATGTAAATGTTGGTTCTGGATTTACGGCAGGTTCTGGAACTGGTAAGTTATATTCATTAAATTCTAGATTTGAACTTCTTGCTGCAAGCGGTGGACCAGCAATTGTTAAATTTGCTACTACTGCTTCTGATCTTGAGATGGCATCTCAAGGTGGAACTACAACTATTAATAATGCTTTGCGAGTAAAAGCCAGAGCAGATTTTGATGGAGATATTAAACTTTCTGGTGGTCTAAATTCTGGTGGAGTTAGTGTAGAGAGGGGAGTTTTTGGAACAACTCCTGCTGCCCAAGCAGTTGGATCTTTACCATCTAATTTTAACCTAGATTTATACAGAAAAGTTAGCATTGGAAAAACTCTTGACACTGGTGGTTTCTCAACACTCACTTCAACAGATACTATTATTAAATTAAATCAAGTAGTTGCTCCTGGTGAAATTAATCTTGGTGATTATTTACTACTTGATGAATCTGCGGCATTCCCTGGAGCTCCTGTTCCTTACACTCCAAACGAAGATAATTCTGAGATTGTAAGAGTTACTGACCTAACAAACTTAACAAATACTACAGATCCAGATGGTATTCGAGTAACAGTAACTAGAGGAGTTGATGGAACAACAGCAAGATCTCATTCAGATAATCTTCCTATTGTAAAACTTAATAAGTCTTCAAACGTTAGTTTCTCAACTGTAGCAATGACAGCTAGTTCTACTGTATTACAAACAGCAGAATTTGGTGGTTCTTTACTAGTAAATGATTTTATTAGAATTAATAGCAGTACTTCTAGCGAGTATTTAAAAGTTGCTTCTCTAATCTCTGCTCTAACATCAGTTCAATCTCTAAACATTACTGATGGCGGAACTCCAGAAGTTCTATCCTTTAAAGTTACTTCAACTACAGGAGAAACTTATATTAGAGGAGCAACTGAAGTACATAATAATCTTACATTGGTTGGATCATCAACTCCAAATAATAGAAAATTAACAATTACAGATGGTGTATTCGCATCACCAACCACTACATTTACTGTAGATAGTGCAACGGGAAATACTAGCATTCTTGGTAATTTAAACATTGGACAATCTTTTAATAAATTAACAATCAATGCAACAAATGGAAGTATTATATCAAATGGTGGAGACATTACAGTTAATGATAATGCAGCATCTGTTGTTACTTCAACTGTAGCAGCAACTCTTACTATTAATGTAAGACCTGATGGCGCTACTGCAGATTTACCCGCGACTGGTGGTACAGCACCCGTTTCAATGCTTGGAAATGATCCAATCGGAACATTAATTGCTGGTGCTCAGAATAGAAATCCTGCTGTTACTTGGACAGCAACATTACCCGCAGCAGTTACTGCAGCTGGCATTTCTATTGGAAGTTATACTGTTTATTTGGAAGATTTAAGTTCTGTTGATCCTATAACTGGAAGACCAAAAATACATTGGTTTGTTGAAAATATTCCTTCTTCTACAACAACTATTGCAGCAAACGCAACTTCTTTACCATCTGGAACAAATATTAGAAATAATTATATTGGAGCAGTTGGTTCTTTAGGAGTTAGTGCAGTTGGATATGCTGGACCACAACCACCAGCTGGTCGAAATCACACCTTTAGATTAACTGTAATTGCAGTTCTTTCTGGAACTAGAACTACATCTACATTAAGATCTTCTATTGAGTTTAATTATGATCCTGCAGGCGCAGCTGCTGCAGTAGTTCCACCAACATATTCAAATAATTTAAATGTTCAAATTTTTGGCGTTGCTACTAGAAAGTTACTTTTCCAAAATACTACTGCAAATCTATCAATTGGAGGTCTGTTCACGAGTGAAGCGACTACAGGAACAAACTTGTTCTCAAGTGATTTAAGACTTGATGGTGGCGATTTGATCGTTAATAGAGGAAATGCATGGGCAGCATCTACTGCAGTTGCTGTTGGAGATATTCTTCTTGCTGGAGGAACTACCTACAGAGTTACACAAGCTGGAACTACAGGAACTGGTGCTCCAACTCATACAACTGGATCAGCATCAAACGGAGGAGCAATATTACTTGTTGCTCCACACTTTAGAGCAAAGAATAATGGAACTATTGATATGGGAGGCATAGAAAACTTCTATGGTCCTTCTGGTGCTAGAAGGTGGGATTACTTAGCGACTGGATCTGGAGATGGCGGAGTTATTAGATCAAATCTAAATTATTTCCTAGTTGTAAGTGGTGATTTATATGTCAAACTTCCAACAGATGCAAGAAGTGGTGATGTAATTAGATTTGTTGATCTAAGTGGTTCTCTTGCATATAACGTTAAATTTATCGTTCGTGCTCCAACTGGCGTTTCAATTCAAGGAGATAGCACAAATATTGCACCAACTGCTGTCGGAGTTCCATTAGTAGGATATAATGGAGGTGAATTGATTGTAACTACTCCAAATGCTGCTTTTGGACTTATCTATGCTGGTCCATTAAATAATGATGGCACTTCTTCTGGAATACCTACTGCTCAACAAGGTTGGTGGTTAATGGAGATCTAATAGATGGCAAATTACGGTAGATTAAAAACTATGAAAGCGGCAGCGATCGGTACGATCCTGCCCTGGACGGGTGATATTACAAGAATACCAAAAGGTTGGTTGATATGCAATGGTGCTGCAATACAAGCAGCAGATTATCCTTTATTAGCTCAGGCAATTGGTAATACATATGGAGGAGCAGGATTTAATTTAGCAGATTTTCCTACATTTCCTGCACAAACAATATCTTTGCCCAATATTGATCAAAAAGCATTGATGGATTGCGATCCATCTTATTTTGGCGCTGGTGCAATTGATGCAAATATTGATACAACTGCAGCAGGAACTGTAGTAACACCATTTATTGGTGCAAACACGGATATTGCTGCCCCGAATAGAACTCCAGATGCAAATACAGATATTTTATTTCAGTATGCACCACAAACTCTTTCTGGAACAATTACTGGTGCTACTTTCAATCCTGGATTTGGGGTTAGAACAATTTATACTGGAGCAAGAAAATTAGGAAGAAGACATTTACCATCTCACTCTCACCCAACTGAAGTTCCTAGTACTATTGGACTTAATCTTATACAACCAGGAGCAGGAGTTTCATGTTCAAGAACAGTAACTTATAATTTTATTAAAAGAGGTGGAGATGATATAGATGGAAACCCTCAAATTCAATGGCAAATTAGTTATCCTGGCAGTACTGGATTTGGAAATGGAAGTGCTGGAGTTGTTCTTGGAAACATTGTTGGTGAAAATCCTGGACCAAACCTAATCCCGAAAGAGGCCTATTCTCATGGAATATCTAATTGGATCGGAAGCGCAGATGCACCAGAACCTCCAGATCCTTTTAAAGGTCCATCTAATCCCCCTGCACACAATAGAAATTTTAATATAGCTGATCCAGGATGTCCATATGGTTTGGGCGGAACAACAGTTCCTACACAAAATATAAATTTCGATTCTGGCGGCAATCCAAATACTGGTGATGGAACAACAGGAGATCAACATTTACCATATGAAACATTTTTTAATCATTCTGGAATAGAATTTAATAAAACAGTTTCTACTCCAGGAGTGACTGATATAATTAATGCCCATGATCATGCAACTTTTGATATTTCTTACGATAGAACTGGATCTTCTTTAGGTATGCCAGGAAGTTTAACATCTAATAATGTAGTTGCAAATATTACTCCTGATAATCTTCCAGGTGCTCTAAATATTACAGTTACGCAACCAACTCCCAAAGTAATCGTTATTTACATAATCAGAGCATATTAATAAAAATGCCAAAGTTTTACACAGCAGAAAAAGGAAAATATGGCGGCATTGTTGGAACAATACATTGCTTTACTAGTCAATTACCTCCAGCTAATGACCCTATTGCATTTAAACCAAAATTACCAGCAGGTTTTTTGAGATGTGACGGATCTATTTTAAATGCTTCTTCTTATCCTGCTTTAGCTGATGTATTAGGTGTTGGTAGTTTGTCTAAATTTGCAAAAGATCCTACAACTCTATTAAGTACTCAATTTCAACTTCCAGATCTGGGGTCAAAATATATGGTTCCAGGAAATTCATCTGGAACATATTTGTCAACTTATTTAAGTGATGGAACAACCAGAAGAGTTGGAGCTGAATTTGAGATAACATCAAATGTAGGAACAAGTGAAACTATATCTTGGTCTGGTAATTTTTCCGTTGGTGGAGCAAACGATAGATTGACTGGAAATCCTCTTTATGCTGGACCCTCAACTAGAGTTACATCACAAGCAGTATTAACTGATACAAATTTTCAAGGTCATGGGCACCTTGCTAATCAACAAGTTTTTAACTTTACAGGAAATTACGTAGTAGAACAAAGTATTCCTAGTAATTCTAGCACTGCTTCTGCATGTCGTCCATATGGAGGAAATGCTTTATATTTTATTAGACAACCTGATGGTGCTAGTGGTGCTCCAAGACATGAGCATACAATTACATTACCAACTGCATCCAGTTCTTATACTCATAATTTTAGGTATACATATCCAACAACGTCTATTCCTCCTACGGCATTAAGAACGACAGTAAATATAACAACATCTGCTGTCAAAACTTTTGACAGCACAGTTGCTCCATTTATATTAATAGAATACATTATTAAATTTTAAAAATGGCACTTTTAACACTTCAGTATCTAACCCCAGGAAGAACACCAATTACGTTACCATCAACTGTAACTACTTTTACATATACAGTTGATGGTGCTGGTGGCGGTGGCGGTGGCGTTGATGCAGGAAGTCCTGGTGGTCCTGGTGGCAGGGGCGCCCGTATTCAAGGAACAATAACTGGTATTACTGGAGGATCACTTGAAATTTATGTTGGCGGCGGCGGCGGTGCGGGTGCATCTGGTGGAGGTGCAGCAGGAGGTGCGGGTGGAACGAATGGTGGCAACGGTGGTGGAGGACGTGGAGCCAATTCTGGTCCTCAAGGATCCTCTGGAGCGGGCGGTGGAGGCGGCGCTGCATCATATCTAGTTCTTAATGGAACAATTATTGTCGCTGCAGGCGGTGGAGGCGGCGGCGGTGGTGGTGGAAATGACGGAGGACCCCTTCAGTCTTTCCAAATAGCAGGAAATGCTACTACCTCTTTGTCTACCAGCAATACTTTAGCATCTGGTGCTAATGCTACAAATCATCCTACTGATGGAGGTGGCGGTGGTGCTGGCGGTGGCGGATCGGGACCTGGAGGTGCTGGATTTACTCCTACGGTTGCAGGAGCTGGTGGTGGAGATACTGATGCAGGTGGAGGATCTGGTGGAGGTAATTATTATAATAATACATCTCATACTGCTGCCCCATCTGTATCAATAGCAGGTGGCATTGGTGGAGGATCTTCGTCTTCGGGATCAAATGGAGCAATTACAATTGTTTATGATGACACTGATGATACACCAAATCCTGTTGCAAATTTCGCGACAATTCTGAATGCAACTAGAAGCACTGCTTACACTACAACAAATTCGGTTACTGTTTCTGGAATTAATGTTTCTGTTCCAGCGATAGCAAATAATAGCGCAATTATTGTTAAAAATGGAGCATCTACAGGAAGTTCTAGTACTACAGTGGTCAATGGAGATACTTTAGCTCTTACTCAAACATCTTCTTCTTCCTATTCTACTCTTGTGTCAACAAATTTAACGATTGGACCCACTGGTCGCAGTGTTGATGCAATCTTTAATATCGTTACAGAAGATGCACCAGTAAATAGACCAAATTCTTTTGATTTTGTTGATGTTGTAGATGCACCACTGAATACATTTATCACAAGTAATTCCGTAACAATTACTGGATTAACTGCAACTGCTTCTGTAACTGCCACTGCTAGCGCAGCTGGGGCACCTGTTACTAACATAACAGTTGTTATAAATGGAGTAGATACTGGATCAAATACTGGAAATATTAGCAATGGACAAACATTGGCTTTGCGTTTGAGAACTAGTAATGCTGTAAATACTACCACTACAGCATCTGTGGTAGTAGGAAGTGGCGGTGCGGTTGATTGGAATGCAAGAACAGTTGTATTTGAAGATACTGCACCAGATTTGTATAATTTTACTGATATTACAAATGCTGCTGCATCTTCTGTAGTAACAAGCAATGTCCAATCAATTTCGGGAATTAATACAAGTGCTCAAGTTTCTATTACAGCAGGATTTGAAGTTAGTATTAATGGTGGGGCATTTGTTACACCCACTGCGGCAACTACAATTAGCAATGGTCAAACATTGCAGTTGAGAGGAACTGCTTCTGCAATTCCTGGTGCATCAGTAACAGCAACTGTTAATATTGGCAATCCAGTTACAGGAGAACTTGCAGACACTTGGATTATAACTTCTGGTTTGGCAGGAGATACTACACCAGATCCATTTACTTTTGCAGATAGATTTAATCAATTAGCAGCAGTACTTGTTTACAGTAATCAAGTTACCCCCAGTGGATTTACTGCATCTTCTACTTTAACTGTAACTAGATCTGGAGCGTATCTTGCTGCAAATCCAGAAGTTTCTGTTGATGGTGGTACTACTTGGACTGCTCTAGGTGTAGGATCTTATACAAATACTTCCTTTACTCCAGGTATGACAATACAATTGAGAGCTACTTCTTCTGCTTATGGGTCAGCAACTAGTACATTGAGTATTACTCTTGGATCTTATTCTACAACTTGGGCAATTAGAACTTTGTCTGCAGCACCCGTTGGAGCAAATAAGTCAACTTGGTATAACTCTACTCCAGGAGCTAAAATTGATGGATATGCAATTGGAACAATTATTACTACTTTTAAAGATGCATCTGGTAACTTTGGAACTTTAGATGGTAGCTTATCTTCAAGATATCCTGGATTTATTGAATGTGATGGTAGACTTTTAAATGCATCTGAATATCCAGCATTATTTGATATTCTTGAAAATACTTATGGAGGAACAGGATCCAAAGTTCTTGCAGGAGGTACATGGACATACTCTGGACAATTTAATATTCCTAAAATTAGAAATAGAAGATTGTTTGGAGTGGGTCAAGTTGATGGTAATTCTCCTGCTTCACCAGCGGTTCCTACAAGAAAAGGACCAGCTGGAACTGGAGCAGGATCTGTGAATACTGTTGGTTCTGTTGGAGGAGATTGGTACATTGCTACAGTAGATGCTGCTGGAACTTTACCATTAGAACAGGTAGAGGGAACTCCGCCATCAGGAACAACAGGTCAATTTTTTGCTTTAGGAACAGTAACAACAATAGGATATTCTAGTATTTCTGGCACTGTTAATTTTAATGTGGCAGGGGATATAAGAGCTTCTGTAGGACCACTTTTAGGAACATTTGTCGATGCACCATCACATACCCATACAATAATAACGGGACAAAGTTTGTCAGCAACAACAGGATTAGTTCCATGGGGATCGAGAGCTACAGTTGGTAATTCTGGTACTATTTCAGGAACTAATTCTACTGCAAGTCAATTTCCAGGCGGCCCAAGTTTTTCACCATCTAATCTTTCACTTGCAGATCAAACTGGAAGTGTTACATATAATAATTTTTGGTCTTCTCCAAGAGATACTACTGTTCAATTAGATAATTCGGCGCCTGGTCTCATTATCTGGATGGGAGCATTAGATACACTTCAGACAACTGCAACAACTAGAGTTTACAGTGCAACTGGTGGAACTTTGACACATACTCATTATTTGTCTACTACAGATTTTGGTAACACTTCAAATATTTTCAGTTGGGGAAATGTAAATGGTGCTGGTGTTAAAACAGGTGGAATGGGAGGCGGTAATACAGTAGATGTTAACTTTACACATACTGAAATGGGATCTAGAGTTAATCCTGGAACTTTTACTTTAAGTAGTGCAACTGCTATATTACCACAAGTAGCACTTAGACCGAACAGAACAATTCCATTGATACAACCATTTTTCAGAGTAAAGTACTTAATCAAAGCATACTAAATATTAATATCATTAAATTGAAGAAGATCTTTTATGATACCACCGATTAAACCATTAGAAATAATGAAAGATGAAAATATCACTGAGTTTGAATTTTCTGATTTTATTGGAGTTTGGGATAAATTTGTTCCCGCATATCTTTGCGAAACATTAATCAATCATTACGAAGAAGTTATTACTACAGGATCTTTTTTAGTTGGAGAAAATCAATTTCCAGAAAGAAACTTAGGAAGATCCGATTTATCTATTTTGTTAAATCAAACTGATAATGAACTAGCTAGCAGTATAAATCAATATTTGCAAGCATGTGGAACACATTATGTTGATAGATTTTCACAATTAAAAAATATAAAATTATTTTCAAGTGATTTGAAACTTCAACGTACACAACCAGAAGGTGGATATCATGTTTGGCATTATGAAAATAGTGAATATTCTGTATGTACTAGAGAACTTGTGTGGATCATTTATTTGAATGATATTCCAGATGGTGAAGGAGAAACAGAATTTTTATATCAACGTAGAAGAATTAAACCAACACAAGGAACTGTTGTAATCTGGCCTGCGGGAATGACACATGTACACAGGGGATTAACTGTTTATACTAAAGATAAATATATATTGACTGGATGGTATCTAAAGGTTCCGAAATGACAGAGATAGTTTCAAATAGATTAGATGAATCTCAACGTTCATTAAAAACATCTATTTTAGAAGTTAATTTTTCTAATAGAATTGTTGTTCGTGGTACAGTAGCTACAGAGATTAAAGAAGATGTTTGGAATGATATTATCCTTACTCAACTTGGCACTACTTGGCATGATCCTAATAAAGATGAGATAGAATTTTTCATTTATAATGATGATGGAACATATTTTTGTCAAAGAAAAAGATCCAGAATGGATTTTAAAACAGGATTTTTTTATTGGAGATCTTATCAATATTATGAAGCTTCTGATGAAGAAGCTTTAAGAATATATAATATTTTTCGTGATTTTGCTGAAATTCAACGTTTTGACAGAACGACAACTTATATTGAAGAAGCACAAAAATTATTTGATTCGCAATCATACTTTCAAGATAAGTATCAAAAAAGAAGAAGACAAATTTCGCTAATGCTTCTTTATTCTGATTGGAGAATGACTATTGATTATGAAGAGGAATTTGAAGGCGAACAAGAAATGTGGAAAGAATGGAGAAGAAGACTTAGAAGATGTTTGCCAGATTATGAAACTTTTGACAATCCATATGAAGCATTTAAATTTGTTTCAGTTCTAAAATATCCTATTGATCCTAATGTTTATTTTGAAAGATATCCAGAAGGTAAAAATGCTGATGGAGATGAAGTTGCTTACTTGTCAACTGACGATCAATATGATAGACTAGATTTTATTGTATCTAAAGACTTTGTTGCTGCTAGTATGGAAAATATATTAGATCTTGTCAATAATTTTGCTGATCAAGAAGTAGAAATTACTTTACAAGTAAAACAAATTTTAGATGATTTGAATGCCTGGGATTACTTCCCAACATTGCGTCAAGATTTAATTAAGGTCATGCATGATACAAGTTCTTAAACAGAACAAAGATTAACAAGATAGAATAATTATATAAATGAGCTTACAATTTCACCTATGATCTACACACTTGATTTATTAGATATTGTAGCTGTAAAAACTATTAATGAGTTTTATAATTTTTGTGATTTTGTAGATGGGTCTATTTCTGGATCTCATAATAAAAATAAAAAGCACAATGAACAGTTACAGGATACAATTCATCAGTCATCACTGACAGATTTTGTTGATAGAGAAATTAAAAAATGTGAAAAATTATCATATTTGTTTGTTCCTAGAGCAACTACATATCCTATATTTTTAAGATATACAGAAGGTATGCATTATGCATACCATAATGATTTTTATCAAATGTTTGGAGTTAAAACAGATTACAGTGTTTCTTGTTTTTTAAGTTCTCCTGATGATTATGAAGGAGGAGAATTAGTTTTAAATATTGGTGATAGAGAATTAGAATATAAGTTAAATCCTGGAGAATGTGTTGTTTATCCAACAGGAACACTTCATAAGGTAAATGAAGTTACATCTGGACAGAGAAATGTAATGGTTTTTTGGATAGAATCTTGTATTGTTGACAGCAGAGTAAGATCAATATTTACAGAGTATTCAAATTTGATGTTGAAGAGATCAGATCTTGTTCAACAAAGTTCAGCAGATTTTGAAGCAATTAGATATCAAATCATGAGAGAATATGGACAATTCTAAATTTGGTATATCAGATATTAAAAGATATACTAATGTTTTTACAGAACTTGAACACCAAAGTATATTAAAATATTTAGAAAGACCAAAGTGGAGGTATGGTCATGTTTCTTCCACTATTGATTTTAAAAATGCTCCGCCATTTTGGTCCATGACTTTAATATACGATGAATTTTTTACTAAGCATTTACTAAATAGGATATGTAAAATTACTGGTGATGATTTAGAACTTGATACTGTTTATGCAAATGGTCAAACATATGGTCAAAGCGGACAACCACATCAAGATTCTTTACAAGATAATGAAAGAACATTTATATATTATCCAGAAACTTTTTGGGATATTAGGTGGAATGGCAAAACTGTTTTTATGACAAATGAAGGTATAACCTATACAATTCCAAACCCAAATACTGCGGTTTATTTTCCTGGAATAATTAAACATTATGCAGAGGAAACTGCAAGAGCATTTGGAGGATTAAGAAAAACAATAGCTTGGAAATTGCGTTTAAAGTAATATGGATTATCAAATTTTTTCAATAGAAACTGAAAAACAAATTTTTTCTGGGTATGCACAGCATACAGGGAGACCATTAATTCTTGTTGATAGAGTAGGAATTAATAATTCAGAAGACCAAGAAGCAATTGATAGAGCATTTGCTTTTTATGAGAAAATCATGGCACCTGAAATATTTTCAACGTTGAAAGTAAATAAAATGTTTTCAATATTATTTCACTCAAATGATTATGCAGTAGAATATGCTAGTGATAATTTTCCAGATAGAGATGAAAAATTAGCATTTCCAGAGTTAAAAATTATTGTTACTGTTATGGATGCAGAAGGACACACTAGATATACGAATGCATCATGATTAGAGATCACTACAGAGCATTTAATGTATTTGATGTTAAAAATAAAACGCAAATTGCTTATGCAACTTGCGTTCCATATGAATTTGCAAATATAGAACCTCCATATATTGACGAGAGATGTTTAAGTTCGATTAATAAGATGGAGGAGATTTTGAAAGTTGAACAACCAACACGATATAAATCACCATATTATAATCAAAAAAGATTATTTCGTGAGTTACAAACATATTTTGTAGATAGCAACTTACAAGAAGTTTTTGGATATAGAGTTCTCACAAAACAATTGCTGCCATATGATCATGCAGATTTCAGTGAAATTATTGGAGATGAACCAGAAATAATTGTTAAATTAAAAGAAAATCCTTATACACAACCAACAATAGATTGTATATATTTTTCTGCTGGTGGAACGCCAAGATATATTGGACTTAGAGTGGAAACTAATGATGCCGAGTTACCAACCCTTCAAGAATTTTCTCATTTAGAAAATTTTAATAGGATTAGAAATGCTAGTCTGTTATTTCGTAGTGTTTTTCCTGTAAAATATTGGATTGATTTGCAAAATCCTGAAAATATTTCTATCATGCTTGTTTCTCCTACTCCAGAAGCATTAAAGATGCCAGAGTATGTGTATGAAAATGTTAGATGGGATTTTTATGAAGATTTAAAGAAAGATTGGTACGAATTTTTACAGATTGAAAACGTAATTACAGAAGAAGATTTAAATTATATTCTTAAAGTAAGTCCAGGAATTCAACAGTCTAAATTAAAATATCTCTGGGTAAATGGAAAAATTGAAAATATTGAACTGGAAAGCGTCTGCGTGCATGAATTTGAAGACGTTTGAGTGAGGGGGTTGACAAGCACCTCAAGATCTGGTAGGATTGCAGCACCGACTTGAGGAAGATGACCAAATTTCCCTATGAAACAATGCCGTTTCGACTGGAACACAAAGAAGGAAAGCAAACCAAAGTCTGTTTCTTTGCATGTAAAGAGCATCTGGAAAAGTATTTGACCAGAGCAAAACTTTCTCCTAAAGATTGCAAAGTAGAAGTAATGGATGGAGTATATATTATTTCTAAATCTTCACCCAAACGTAAAACCAAAGGAAAACTTTTTTCATCTATTGAGGACTTTTTTGTATGACTATTGAAGGACGCCCAGAAATTGATCATGATTGGAACGAAGGGTATCGTAAACAAATTCGTAATCGCCTTGCAGATGTAATTGGTGAATATGTAAATGATGATGATCTGAGTGCATTATCTTTTTTTCATGATCTTAAAGATGAACTTGCTGGATGGGTTGATTACCATCAAAATTATGCAGATAAAACAACTGCTATTCTTCATCTTATTGACGGACACAAACAACCAGAGTTTCTAGCAGAAGATCGAAATAGCAATTTTCCAAACGAAAACACTGTGCCCACTAGGTTTTAATCAAAATCTGTAAACCAATAATTAAAACAACATTAAAAATCCAATTATCTTGTGTAAATAGTGTTAGAGTATGCTAACAATCATACGAGGTCAAATTCTATGACATTTCCATCAGGTCAAAATAATAAACTTACAGATGATGAGTGGGATGAAATGTCTGCATTAAAAGATGCAATAAATGTACGTCCACAATCTGTGATACCTGAAAAAATGGAAAAGTTCACAGAATATTTTGTCCGTAGTTTAAAAGAACGAGGGTTGTGAGACAGTTGTAAAACTGCCACATTCGCCCCTCCACAGGGGCGTTTTTTGCTGTATATTATTTTTTATCGACATGAGTTTGCCTGTGACATCTTTTGCTCTTCGTCCTCACCAAGAACGTGCTGTTGCTGCTATGCAAAAGTACAACAAAGGTCAAATAATTGTGCCCACTGGCGGCGGCAAAACCCTCAAAATGATTTTTGATGCTATTCGCCAGTTTCAATCTGCCACTCCTCAAACTATTGTAGTTTGTGCCCCACGCATTCTTCTGGCAGAGCAATTGTCTAGCGAGTTTCTTGAGTATATCACTAATGCCGAGGTTATGCACGTTCACTCTGGCGAAACCCATCATTTCAGCACTACCAAACCTGCTGATATTGTTGTTCATACTGCCATGTGTATCGCTGCTAATCGTCACCAACTGATTTTCACTACCTATAATTCTTTGCAGCGTCTACAGCAAGCAGATATTGATGTGAACACCATCTATTTTGATGAAGCACACAACAGTGTCAAGCGTAATTTTTTTCCTGCTACTGAGCACTTTGCTGCTGTTGCTGACCGCTGCTACTTTTTTACTGCAACGCCGAAGCATTCTGTCACTGTCGGCAAACCTGGCATGAACGATGCTTATGTTTATGGTCAGATTATTTGTAAGGTTCCTGCTCCCGAACTTATCAAAGGTGGTTTTATCATTCCCCCTAAAGTTGTCGTCAAGCAACTTCCTATGGTCACTGGCAAGCAAACTAACTACGATCGTGATGCAGAAAATCTGCTGGAAACTATTGACGAGAACAAAGTAGGTAAGATCCTGATTTGCGCCAAGGCAACTAAGCAAATCGTTGCTCTTATTGCTGAGACTGATTTTTGCAATGAGTTGCAACAGCGTGGGTACTCTTACATGTATATCACTGCCAAGACTGGTGCTGTAATTGATGGTCGTAAGGTCAATCGCGAGGTGTTTTTTGACATTCTCAGTGCATGGGGCAAAGATGACAGTAAGAAATTTGTGGTTCTTCACCACAGCATTCTGTCTGAAGGCATTAACGTGTCTGGTCTTGAAGCAGTGCTCTTCATGCGTAACATGGACTACATTGGTATCTCTCAGACTATCGGACGTGTGATTAGGTTGCATCATTCCGACGCGAAAGGTCTTCGTGATGGTTCAATCCAACCTGGCAACCTCAGTCAGTATACCAAATCTTTCGGTCTGGTGTGTATTCCTGTGTACAGTAGCACTGGTATTGCTACTGCTCGCTCTGTTCAGGCGGTCGTTGATACTATATTTGAGCGTGGCGAACCTGCTATCAGCGTCGTTCGCAAGTGAGACGCAATAAGACCCTAGTTCAGCACTGGGGTCAAAACCATATTTTTTTGAAATTCTGTCAGAATGGTGCTAGTGCTCATGGCGTGTAATCAGATCCTCGATTTTTTTAAAAGTATAACCCATGACCAGAATAGTAGATAACTTTTTGCCAGAAGACACGTTCAAAACAATTACAGACGTTTTGTTAGGTGTTGATTTTCCGTGGTATTATTATCCATATGTGAATACTAGATACGAACAGAGTGAACATATACAATTTACTCACGGGTTTTATCATTATTTGCACGAAAATCCATGGAATAGCCCTTACTGCGACTTAATTGCTCCAATCATGGATAATTTTGAATGGCAAGAAATTTTACGGGTGAAAGCAAATCTTATTCCTAAAACCTCATCACATATTGTATCAGGATATCATGTCGATGATAATTTTCCACATAATGTAGCTATCTTTTATTTGAATACTAATAATGGGTTTACTTCTTTTGAGAATGGTGATACAATAGACTGTGTGAACAATCGTATGCTATTTTTTGATGGTGTGACTAAACATAGCAGTGTAACATGCACTGACAAAAATGTTAGAGTTGTTCTTAATATTAACTATCGGTAAATTATGAAAAAACTTATTCGTAAAATCAAATCAAATGTTTCTGCAACTCGCATGACATTTCTTTCAGTTGCTCTTGTAGTAGCAATTGGAAATACTCTTACTGGTTGGGGGGTAGTTAGTTGGGTTCTTTACATTCCTCCTATTGCTCTCTCGTTTGCAGCAATTACTGGTGTATGCCCATTTAAAATTATCTTTGAAAAACTGGGATTTGCAAACGACTGATGAAACCAATTATCAAATATCAAGGTGGCAAAACCAAAGAACTTTCAATTATTCGTAATTACATTGGAAAAAACCATAAACGAATTGTGGAACCATTCTGTGGCGGCGCTGCCGTAAGTTTTGATGCAGAAATTCCAGCAGTTCTAAACGACATCAATAAAGATGTTATTAACTTATATCAATCTGTTGCTAATTACAAAACCTATGTTCTAATTCAAGAAAAAGTTGATCTATTAAAAGATATGGATCATGATGCTCTTGAATTAGAATATTATGCTGCTAGAGAAGCAATCAATCAACCATGGGAATGTGTTGATCCATGCCAACGAGCATTGTCATATATTATTGTAAGGCAGTTGTGCTTCTCTGGTATGGAGAGATACAATGCCAAGGGCGAATTTAATGTTCCATTTGGTCATTATAAGAAGTTTTCTTGTAATCTATCACACAATCATCATTTATTCTTGAAGCAGTGTGATATTCGCTTTGGTGATGCAATATCATTATTTGATAGTATTCAAGATAATGATTTTGTTTTTGTTGATCCTCCGTATCTAGATCGCTTGGGATATACTACTGGTGATGGTGGTGCTAAATTACATGTAAATCTTGCAGACGTACTTCATAATTGTAATGCTGACTGGTTACTTATTCACTGTGACGATGATTTTTATCGTGAAGAGTATAGCACATACACTATTGTAGACAAAGACTTTAATTATTCACAACGATGGGGGAAAAATAAAGACCACAGTAATAGTAAAGTAAATCATCTGTACATATCTAATGTGCCAGTTGCTCAACTGTCTACAACAACTGTGACAGCATTTTTGGAAGCAGTATAATAACGCTGTCAAACCCCCCTACAATCTCCTCCAGCGCATTTTACTTATGTCAAGCATCAACTATTCTGTTGTTACTAAAGTGACCTTAAATACGCAGCAAATTAAGTTTCTGATTGATTTGCTGTGGGGATCTCCTGAGAAACTAGTCAATGATATTGCACGGCGTCATAATGTCAATGATGCTGAAGTAGAAAACGAGTTGCAATTTTGTCTCGGTTCTGCTCTTTCTGAACTGCTATGATAAAAGATATTCATACTGCTCCGACTGGATATTTTTACACATCAGAAAAATTTGATGCAAAGCATGATATTATTTGGTTAAATCATGAGAGAGTATATGATTACAATCTAGGTAAACCAGTTAAAACTGTGTGGGGATTTTTTCGTCTCAAAGATAGAAAAATTATCTCTCCAGTAAATGCAAAGAAACCAGGGAAACAAATTGCATTTATTAATACCACACCATATACTGCTATGCCAAAACCAGTGTGTCAGTGATTGTAGTGGCACAAGACCACCCCAGATCTGGGTGGTTTCACCCTTATAATTACAAGGTAATCGAGAGACACTCAAGTGCTCACCTCCTCCCAGTCCAAACCGTTTATCGTGTCCACCTTCTCGCGTAATGTTTCGGGTGATTTCTTCACGTTCTTCGCAGACACCTATGAGGAGGCAGTCCAGCTTGCCGAGGACTTCTACCTGAAGACTGGTC